ATGAAATAACACATTATCCTACTCCTTATGTTTGGGAGTACTTACGTTCTCGATTAAGAACAACAAACCCAGAAATAGCACCTTATATGAGGTGTACAGCTAATCCGGGAGGTTTAGGTGGATGGTGGGTTAAAAAAATGTATATAGACCCCTCACCGCCCTATGAAGCGTTTGCAGCGGGTGATATAGACTCTGGCGAGGTTTTTAGATGGCCGGAAAAACATGATAAAGCAGGACAACCTCTTTTTCAACGAAAGTTTATTCCTGCTAGATTAACGGATAATCCGTACTTGATGCTAGATGGTCAGTATGAAGCTATGCTTCGTTCACTACCAGATGTAGAAAGAAAAAGGTTGCTAGATGGAGATTGGGAAGTTGCAGAAGGAGCGGCTTTTCCAGAGTTTTCTAGACACTTACATGTTATAGAACCTTTTGAGGTTCCTATAGGATGGCAACGATTTAGAGCGGCTGATTATGGATATGCTTCTCCCTCTTGTGTACTATGGGGTACCATAGACTTCGATGGAAATATTTATATCTATCGTGAGTTGTACTCAGCAGGATATACAGGTGAAGCTTTAGCCCATATGATACTAGAAATGGAAAGAAATGACCCTAGTATGTCTTTATGTATTTTAGATACAAGTTGTTGGAACAGAGTTGGTTTAGGCCCTAGTATAGCAGAAACAATGATACGCAATGGTGTTCGTTGGTTACCTGCTGATAGAGATAGAATTTCTGGTAAAGTAGAAGTTCATAGAAGATTAGCAATAAACCCAATGACAGCAGAACCAAAATTAAAAATGTTTAATACTTGTACCAATTTAATTAGAACAATGTCCAGTATACCTACATCAAAAATAAACCCAGAAGATGTAGATACAAAAGCAGATGACCATGCCTATGATGCATTACGATACATGATTATGACGAGGCAGTCTAATCAACCAACACTAAACACGGCGTTAAACAGAATAAAGGATAGAGTTGCTTTCACACCTACTGATGCAACATTTGGTTATTAAATATGGATGAAATAAAATTTGCTCAACTTTTAAGACAGGCTCAAATAGAAGTTATAGATACTTTTAATAAAAGTACATTAAAAAGAACTTTAACTAGTCCTGCAGCTTTAAAACATTTATCTTCATATAATAAAAATATGAAAAAGATATTAAATAATAAAAATTTAAGTCAAGCACAATTTCTTGAGTTAAATAATACGGTTACTTCAATTAAAAAAGAGTATACTGATAGAGTTACAGAAAAAAATAAAATTAAAACAAGTGAAAAATCAAAACTATTTAGACAGCAAGTAAAAGACCAACTTAAAAAAGAAACACCAAAAGTTACTACTGTTAAACAAGATTTAAAAACGGATTTAAAAACTCAAAAAGTAACGGCAAAAATAAATCCTAATTTATCAGAATTATCAAGAAATTCATTAACAGGATTACTTAATAATGCAGCAAAAGTAGCAGGAGTTGAACCCCCCCTTACATCAACAGTAACTTCTGTAGCACCTTATGACGCAGTAAAAGCACAAGGTAATAAAGTTAATTTTAATTTACGAGGCTATCAATTATTTGAAAATGCAGCTTACAATGCAAAAATACATGGAGTATCAAAAACTATTGAAGAATTAGACATAGGTGTTAAAGAGGGAAAAATTGATGCATCTGAAGCTGATAACATGAAAAAAACTTTTGCTAAAGAAAGTGTAAAATCTAAATTAAGTCAATTTGGAGAGCAAGGAGAAGTAAAACAATTTAATAGACCAGAATATCAAAAAGCTTTTAAAACATTTTTAAGAGGTTCCTATAATACATTTACAAAAATGGGTAAAGTAATAGGTAAAGTTGCACCTAAAGTATTTCTTCCCCTTCAAGTTATGGACATGAAAAAACAATATGATAATATAATGGAACAAAGTAAAAAACCAATTGAGCCTTTAACATATAAAACAGGAGGCAAAGTAAAAAGAAAACCTTATGCTATGGGAGGTAAAGTCTATAGCAATTCAACACGAAAACCAAAATTTAAATAAGGAGGCAATATGCCAGATAATAACTATAACTACGATGCAAGCTATATAATGAGTTCTGATAAAATTAAAGCTGATAGAGCTGATGCTCCATTAACTAGAATGAAACCAGATTTTAAAGAAGAAATAAAAGAAGGTGATGCAAATCCAATTATTCAAGCAATACCAACAGCTAAATCTGCACCATTAGATAGTTCAATTCTAAATGCAGACAAACAAAAAGCATACTAGAAACAAAAACAAAGATATATAATGGCACAAGAAGACGTAAATCAAAAAACTGATGCTACGTCTACTGTAGCGTCTGATGAAGTACCTTCATTAGTAGGATATATTGAATCAAAATATAATGATTCAAAAACATCTAGACAAACACACGAATCACGATGGCTTAGGGCTTATAAAAATTATCGTGGTGTGTATGATAGTACAACTCAGTTTAGAGACAGCGAAAAAAGTAGAGTCTTTATTAAAATAACAAAAACAAAAACTTTAGCCGCTTATGGTCAAATTGTTGATGTTTTATTTGCTAATAAAAATTTTCCTATAACAGTAGAATCAACTCCTGTACCAGAAGGTATTGCAAATTTAATGCATACTCCTGCACCGGGAGAAGAACAAATTAAATCACCTTACGGATTTGAAGGTGATGATAGTGAGTTACTACCCGGAATGACAGAAGCTACACCTAAAAATAAATTAGGTGGTTTAGCATCTGAATATGAAGGAATGACACTACTAGAAGGAAAAAGTAGACATGGTGGCCCTCAAATAAGTCCTGCTAAAGAAACAGCAAGACGCATGGAAAAATTAATGCATGACCAATTATTACAAAATAATGGGGTTAACGTATTACGTCATTCTATATTTGAATCTGTTTTACTAGGAACAGGAATTATAAAAGGCCCATTAGGGTATAATAAAACAATTCATAAATGGTCTAACGAAGAAGGTGAAAGAACTTATGCACCTTATGATAAACTTGTACCAAAAATAGAAGGAGTTTCATGTTGGGATTTTTTTCCAGACCCTGCAGCTACATCTTTAGATGATTGTGATTATGTAATTGAAAGACATAAATTTACACGCTCTCAAATGCGTGATTTAATGAATATGCCTCATTTTGATTCTGATGCAATTATATCATGTTTAGAAATGGGTGGTAATTATACTACTGAGTACTATGAAGATATTATTCAAACATATGATAAACAAAATTATGGTGAAGGTACAACTTCTGATAGATACGAAGTATTAGAATATTGGGGAACAATAGATTTATATACTGCGTCATTAATTGGTTTAGACTTACCAGAAAAAACAAATGCTTTAGAACAAATACAAGTAAATGCTTGGATATGTAATGGAAAAGTTTTACGAACTGTATTAAATCCATTTACACCGGCACGTTTACCTTATCAAGCTTTTCCGTATGAAATAAACCCTTATCAATTATTTGGTATTGGAATACCAGAAAATATGGAAGATGCACAATTACTTATGAATGGTCATGTTAGAATGGCTATTGATAATTTAGCATTAGCAGGTAATTTAGTTTTTGATGTTGATGAAGCATCATTAGTTCCGGGTCAAAACATGGATATATTTCCGGGTAAAATATTTAGAAGACAAAGTGGTGTTACAGGAACAGCTATTAATGGTTTAAAATTTCCTAATACAGCACCAGAAAATTTACAAATGTATTTACAAGCAAGGCAACTTGCAGATGAAGAAACAGGTATACCATCTATTATGCATGGACAAACAGGTGTATCTGGAACTGGTAGAACAGCCGCAGGACTATCAATGTTAATGGGAGGTGCTAACCTATCTATTAAAACAGTTATGAAAAACATTGATGATTTTTTACTTAAACCTCTTGGTGAAGCATTATTTCAATGGAATATGCAATTTGATTTAGATAATCCAGACGTTGTTGGTGATTTAGAAATTAAACCTAAAGGTGTGTCTAGTATAATGCAAAAAGAAGTTAGAACACAAAGATTAACAGCTTTACTACAAACAGTTGCTAATCCAATGTTAGCTCCTTTTATAAAAATACCAAATTTAATTAGGGAGCTAGCAATAGCACAAGATATTGACCCAGATAGTCTGGTAAATGATATGGATGATGCACAAATATTTGCAGAAATGCTGAAAGGTCTAAATGTTGGACAAGAAAATAGCACTCAAAATGGCCAAAGTGGTCAACAACCCGGAAGTATGGGAAGCCCTACAGGAGTACCTAGAGGGCCAAATCAAAATGACCCACAAGGCACTGGTAATGGCAACATCGGAGTTGGAAATGTTCCGCAATCAGGGGAAAGTAATTTCACTGGAAACAATGGCACGTCTTAGAGAAGATGTCAATAATATATTAAAAAATAAGTAAAGGGAATATGGCAACAGAAGATTTAAGTAGAACAGGTTTTGCAACTCTTGCAATAAAAGACCCACTACCAGATAGTTCAGAACAAGACATAGTTGAAGACCCTATGGGTTTTATTCCTGCTGAACGAGCTTCTACCGCTGTTGTTGCAGGACAAACTAATGTTAATCCTTTATCAGTTGATTTACCAGATGCTAAATTAATGCAAGCTGTAACAGATTATAGTGGAATTGATTTTAATAGTACTTTACAAGAAACTCCTAATATTGGTAGTTCTAGCTATATGACAACTCCAAGTTATAAAACAGATGCTACTACAGGCGAATATATTCCTCCGGGTAATTACGCAGATAGTGTTACATTTGAACAACAAATGACAGATATAATTGACCAGACTGGAAAAACTGACCAATACAAAGCTTTAAAATATGAGCCTTACCAAGATTATCGAAATAGATTAAAATATCAAGGGCCGGGTGATGAATTTGGTATACTAATGGCAGGTCAAGAACCTTATGACCCTTATAACTTTTCATCTACAGATGATTTTGTTGCAGGATTTGGGCAGGAACAAGTCGTAGGAAATACAAAAGAATACAGAAAAAGAATACCTACAACGCCTCCATTAAATATGATAGGTGCAGGATTAATGGTATATGGAGCTTTAAAAGAAAACGCTTTTATAAAAGGTGTTAAAAATAACCCAGATAAATATATGGGTAATTCAAAGTATATAAAAAATACAGAAGGATGGTTTTCTAAACAAGCACAAAAACAATTTGGTGCTATATTTCAAGAAAATCCCGAATCGGCTATTATGGTAGCAGAAGCAAATAAAGCCTTATACGATTACTTGCAAAGTACACCAGAAGGAATACAAAAAGCTAGGGATATGGGTTTAAGTGCAGAAGCTATAAATGAACAAACAGCAAAAGCTAGTTCTTTTAAATTAAAATCAGCAGAAAATGCTGTAAGTTATTCAGAATATCAAGGTAAATACTCTGGTTCAGCAGAAGGTGTAGCCGCTAAAAAACAAGCGTATACTAATATGTCTAAAGAAAATTTATATAATAATGACCCTGCCGGCTCTAGTCAATTTAAAGGAATGGCTATAGGAGGACAAGGAGTATATGTAGATGTATCCGATGGAATAGCTTCGGGAACTAAATTTAAAAGTGGTACTATATTTGTAAAATGGAAAAAAGAAGAAAGAGAAAAAAGAGCTAAAGAAGAAACACAAAAATCTAAAGAAGAAAAACAACAACCACAGCAGCAACCACAGCAGCAACGAGAAAGACAACAAGACTCTAATACTGATTCATCTAGTCCAACTTATACTCAAGATAATTATGAACAAGCATCTGGAACAGGTTCTAGTGGTAGTTCTAAAGGTTCTGGCCCTAGTAGAAGTCAACAACGTACATCTAAACCTAGTTCTAGTAGTGGTGCTTATGCAGGCCCTAGAAATTACGGAAGAAAACTAGGTGGTAGAGTTACACTTCAAGAAGGTGGCTCAGTACCTATGGGTAATCCTATGGGTCAACAACAACCTTTACAAGACGCAGGAAATTTAGAACTTGTTCAAGAGCAAGGAAAAGATATGAGCGGCGTAGCTGATGATGTACCTAGAGATTTAGCAGAAGGTGATTTTGTTATTAACGCACCGGCTATGGAAATGGCAGGAAGAGGCGATGTAGAACAGATGATAAAAAAAGCTGTAACTGAATTACAAAGTAAAGGAGTTAAACTTGATTTTGGTCAAGAGGCAGAAGATATAGATTCTACTGTTCAAGCTTTAGTTAGTAATAAAGAAATGATTATTCCTAAAATAATAGCAGAACAAATTGGTTATGATAGATTAGAAAAAATAAATAATAGAGGTAAGAAAAGAGTTGAAGAAATAGAGCAAGAACAAGGACAACAACAAGTACAACAAAACCCAACACAACCAAACCCCTTACAAGGTATGATGGCAGTAGGTGGACAAGTAAGTTTAGATGAAAATAAAAATCAACCTATAGCTGTACCACAAGAAGGTTTTGCAGGGCAAAGTTCAGTAGGTAGTAAACTATTATCTCCTATGTCCCCAGAAGCACAAGATGATGAAAAAGAACTAGCTAATAAATCACAAAGTTTTGAAGGATTTATGAAACCTGTTAAATTAGCAGAAGGTGGTAAAATATTTAATAACCCCGGAAATATAGAAGCTAATACATCTGCTTCCGGAGTTAATATTAACGAAACATATTCTAAAGGTAAAACATATACTGATGGAAGTGGAAGATTTGCAGTGTTTAATTCTAAAGAAGAGGGTTTAGCCGCAATACCTTATACTTTATCATTACCTCAGTATAGTAATAATGTAGCTGAAATGGTTAACAGATATAAACCCCCAACAGAAAATTCAAAAGATGAAATTCAAAATACAATAGACCATATTGTAAAAAACTTAGGTAAAGACACATTTGATTTAACAAATCAAAAAGATGTGTATGCTTTAATTGAAGGTATTACACGATTTGATTCTGGTGTTGATTCACTTAAATATTACACTCCAGAAGCTATGAAAGCAGCAACTGATATGTTTTTAAAAAATGTAACAACTCAAAATGTACAACCTAATGAAACTAATAAAATAATACCTAAACCCAAACCAGATATGATGCCTATACAACAACAAACACCGGTTGTACAGCAACAAGGAATGATGGGAAAATAAAAGTTTCCTAACGTAAGACTTAGGATTAGTACACGGCTACTTATACAATCGGTATAACCCCAATGTACTCAACAACCAAGAATGGCTACTCACAATATGTGACCCCATAGGAGGAAATATGGCTCAAGCAAAAGCTAAAGAAGCAAAAATACAAGAAGAACAAAACGTGGTTGAAAGTGCGAACACCGCTTATTCTAATCCTTATACAAAAGATTCGGAAAAAGAAGAAGAGTATGCTCGCCAATCTGCAGAGGACACCTCGAAAGAGACTACTCCTCAAGAAACAGGTTTTATGAATAATGAAACTCAGCCAAGCCATGATTACAAGAAAAGATATGACGACCTTAAATCTCACTATGACAGAAAGCAAAATGAAAATAAGCAGAAGTTAGAAGAGTACGAGGCTAAGTCTAGACTTGCTGAAAGAAATAAAGCAATGGCAGATTACACTCCGCCTAAGTCTGACGAAGACCTTAAACAATTTAAAGAGAAATATCCAGACGTGTATGATGTAGTAGAAACAATAT